AAACAGACTCCCGACACCAACCCGCCGGACGGTGGGCAGGGTGGCCGCAAGGTCATCGTTCCCCCGCCCAACACATCCAAGACTGCCCCCGGCCAGGACCCCACCGCTGCAGACTTCGCAATGATGGATTACCTGGCCCGCATGGAGCTCAAGGCCAAGAACCCGGCTCTCTTTGCAGACCTTTGTGCCAAGACCAGGGCAGCCGCACGCAGTATTTTCTGATAGGAGGATAACCTATGCCTACTGGTAGATTTGGTGGCTTTGATTTTGACCCCGAGGTTTATGGTTCCTTTGTGGACCAGGAACCCGTCTTCACGGACAGCATCATCGCCTCCGGCATTCTGGCAACCGACGCCAACATGACCACCCTGCTCGACAACGGTGGCACCGTTGGCACCACCCGCTTCTACAACCCCCTGGACCCCGACACCGATGCGCCCCTGGTGCGTGACGGCAAGACCAACAACACCCCGGTCGAGATTTCGGGCGGCAAGCAGAGCTTCATCCGCATGGACCGCATGAAGGCCTGGAAGGCCAACCAGCTGGTCCGCGAGCTGACCGCGGCAAACCCGATGGCCGCCGTTGCCCGCCACACGGCCATGTATTGGCGCATGTACCGCCAGGGCCTGCTGGTCAAGACCGCAGACGCAGTCCTGGGCCTGTCCGGTCTGTCCAGCCACGTCATCACCGCGACCGGCGGCGTGACCTCCGGCCTGATCATTGACGGCCAGCAGGCCGCCCTGGGCGAGTTCGCCCGCAAATTCGGCCTGTTCGTGATGCACTCTAAGATCTTCGCCGAGTACCAGAAGCTGGGTCTGGTGGACTACAACAAGTACACCATCACCAATGTGCTCCAGCGCGAGGTCGAGCTGCCCACCATCAACGGCCTGATCGTCATCGTAAACGATCGCGGCACTAGCCACGTTGTCGAAGAGGGCGCCTCCGAGCCTAAAAAGAAAGTTACCATTTACGACTGCTACCTGTTCGGTCAGGGCTGCTTCCTGGAGGCCACCCCGAGCGTGACCACCCCCGACTACACCGATTACAACCCCGAGCTGGGCGGTGGCACCGACATCCTGTACAACACCCGCAGCTGGATCCTGCACCCCAACGGTGTCTCCTTCCTGGCTGACAACATCAAAGGCGAGACCCCGACCGATGCAGAACTCGCTGACAAGGCCAACTGGGCTCTGCGCTTTGAACACCGGAACGTCCGTATCGGCAAGATCGAAATTCGCGCCGACAAGCTCGGCGGTTAAGGGAGAACCACTATGGCGGACAGCTGGCTGACCTACACGGATTACCTGGCGTATGGATACGCAGACATTGCGGAGGCAGAATTCCCCCGCTTTGCAGCGCAAGCCACGCTGCAAATCATGGAGGCCACACACTGGCGGGCCTCCATTGCAGCAGACCCTGTAAGCCTCAAGCACTTGCAGGACTGCGAAGCGCTGCTGATTTGTGAGGCCGCCAAGCAGGCCCTGGTGGAAGAAAGCTCCGGCAGCGGGGCCGTTACCAGCTCCAGCAATGACGGTTATAGCGAAAGCTATGCATCCGTGGCAGACACCCGCAAGGAATACCGTGCACGCTATGCGCAGCTTATCCGGCAGGCCCTCGGTGCTCCGGGGGCAGCTTGGATGCTCCTTGCCGGTGCAGTCTACCATCCCCGCGCGAGATGCTGACTTTTGGAGGTACACACATGCCCTTGCTTGCAGATAAGTCTGTGCTTTTGTCCTGCTTGTATTGCAATAACGAAACAGACGAGGAAGCAGAGGTCACTACCCTGCTATCCGGAGTAAGTGTGCACGCCAAGACTATTGCATCGGCCAACGCGGACGGCTTGAGCGCCGCCTCGGTAATGCAGATTCGCATTTTTTGCAGGCACAGCACGTCGGCCCGTCCAGAGGCCCCAGAACCGGGCGTTGTTGTAGACGACACGTTCATCACCCCTGCACAGTGGAGCACCCAGGAAAGCGCGCCTGCCGCCCCAGCGTGGACGCTGCGCCCTGGCGACCACATCACCTACGCGGGCACCCAGCTGACCGTGCTGGCTGTCCACGACAACCGCGGCCAGAGGCGCAATCCGCACTGGTATGTAGAGGCGCACTGATGCACATTGATTTTGATGTCGAGATCGATCTCTCCGGGCTGGATCAGGAGATTCAGCGCCGACTGGGGCCAATGAGCCCGGCACAAAAGTTTGTAGACTCCTCTTTTATCCGGATGACGGACCCCTATGTACCATTCCGCACCGGTGCCGCAAAGAACAGCGCCATCATAAACAGCGTTATCGGTTCCGGCAAGATTGTGTATGCAACGCCATACATTCGGGCCATCTGGTCTCACCCGGAATGGAACTTCAACGGTGCCCCCATGCGCGGGGCTTACTGGGCGCAGCGCAGCTGGGCCGACCATGGGGATGAAATCATCCGGGGTGCCGCACAGATTGCAGGAGGACATGCGGAATGAACGCACTCGACGCCACCAGAGCGTGGCTGCGGGCACATTGCCCACTGATTGATAAGACCGACCGGTTCAATGCCAACTACCTGGGCAGTCAGGCCACGGAATACACCCTTTGCACGGCGGGCGAAACCCATCGGGAGGACATTCTGGGCATTGACCATGCCACCTACAAGCTCACATTTGTGGCGCAGCTCCCCTATGGTG